ATCTACACCACTGGATGCAAGCCATTCGGCAAAGCCCAGATCCTATGCGGACTATGGATGCCTTTTGGTCCGGCCAACTTAAAAGCAAAGAATGGTTAATCCAGAATTTACGTAAGAATGTAGACAAGTTTGTCAGCGTAGACATTCACGGTGGCTGGGTTGGTGTGTTAGCTAGTATGTTGTTTCAAAGTGATGTGCCTGTACTAAACATTAGAAGTGTTGACATAGATCCCGCATGCGAGCCCATTGCTATTAATATGAATAAGATTGAAGAAATGGTAGGCAAGTTTCATGCTGTTACCGCAGACATGGTAAATTTACGCAGCGATGCTGATGTAATCATTAATACCAGTTGCGAACATATTACACAAGACCAATACGACCTGTGGTTAAGTGGCATGCCGAATAACAGTTTATTGGTTTTACAGAGCAACAATTACGATATTCCCGAACATGTGCGTATCGCAAAAGATCTAGACGAATTTAAACAGCAATGTCATATAGATAATGTACTCTGGCAAGGCGAATTAGAACTACCATTGTATAAAAGATTTATGATTATAGGACGTCAGTAATCTTTGTTGATCTGATATCTGTTCCGCATTCGCATCTATTCAGAGTACAAGTAACAGGAGTTCTAAGCTCATCCGGATCTATATCAGAATAGTTTTTATATTTTTTAATTCCACAATTAGCCCAGTTTACAGAGCCATCGGGATTTAATAGAATCGCATTAGCACCACCAGAACATTTCCATCCTGTGAATACATTTGATTCTTCTTTAATCAAAAGGAACGGGTCTAATATATTATTACTACCGTCACTAAAATATGCAAAAGAATCAGTCTCCATTAGCCAGCGATGACTTTCTAATAATTCTTGTTTTCTTTTCTCTGTAAAATTTAAACTCGGCGGATTGTTTAATAAAAAATCTTCTTGTTCTTTAGAGTAGTTTATTATACATTCAGCACCACCCCAATCACTGATCAATCGTATCGGGATTACTTTAACATTTTCTAATTCTAGGACCTGTTTATACCATGCGATTGACGTGGACCAGTGATCGGGATCCATACTGATCAGCACAACTACAAAGGAAGTATCAGTCAGACATTTAATTTTTTCTAGGTCTAGGCTATGTTGACTAGGATGTAGAGTAAAATTCCAGTTACCAACCAGCGTTTTATGTTCTTCGTAGAATCTTTTAGTTCGAACACTGTTAGTATCGACGGCAACATTAATTTTTAATTCTTTTGCTAGATTCAATACTTCTAGAAACTGAGGGTGCGTTGTACATTCTCCACCTGTTAGAGTTAGAACTATTTTGCGGTTTGAAAATTTTTCAAACAGTTTTTTTAAATTATCTAGATCGATGGGTAGATGCTGACCTTTGTTTAGATAATCCGGGCAGTATCGGCAAGAATATGTACAGCTTCCTGTCATTACATAATTAATTCTAATAACAGAATCGTCGACTAATTCTATCTTAATTAATTTCTTCATTTTTCATATTATCGAATTCGTTAGGATCATGAAAACGAATGTTGGAATTAGAACATGTTCCAGCACAGATCGCTAGTCGTCCATCTTGATAATTGTTAACCCAACTATGTTCAATGCCTTGAAAGAAATCTGATTCGACTATGTTGTTCCACTCGTGATATTTTAAATTAATTTTGTCCTTGCCGTATAAATTCCAAAGTGTATCCCATCCATCAGGCACAGATATTTGTGTTCTAGAGAATAGACTGGCAGCAAGAAAACAACAGGGTAATATTTCTCCTAGAGAATTAATGAAAAGAGATTTATCTTTTTTAGCATAACATTCTATACAGGTATCTTCAGATGATTTGAGCCATGTATTCATGTCAAACTCTGATCTTCCTTTTTTCAAAATCAGTTTGTGTACAAATTTTTCTTCTGTAGGAGCAGATATGATTACGTTGTTCTTGCCTAATCGTTGTGTTCCCATGATATCGTCTAATAGAAATCTATGGCTAGGCTTCGATAAAAAGTTTTTAAATCCTATTTCTTTTGCAAGAGCTTTAGCTTCTTCTACCTGATGTTGATTGTGCTGAAAAATTATGTATTGCCAAGTAGCATTTCCACCCGCACCGATAAAACTTTTCACATTTTTCATTAATGTCTTCCAAGAAACATTAACACGATATGTATCGTTGGTATCTTCAAGACCGTCGATGGCAAATACAACTTCTGAATTAGGGCCTAATGCTTCTGCTAGGTCTTTCCAAAATGTTTCATTTCTTAATCCGCCGTTACTTGAAACCATTATCTTGGTATTAGGGATAATATTTCGAACAGTTTTAATGACTTCGATAAAATTAGGAGCAGAACACGGGTCTCCGATATTACCTGAAAACAATATTTTGTTAAGGCCTTGATAAACTTCTTTAGGTATTCTATCTTTAAAGAATTCCGTAGGCAAAAAAGTTTCTTCAAACCAACTATGATCTCCGGGTTTAAGTTCTCGAAGGCATTGTGGGCAGGCAGCATTACAGATTGAACTGTTTTCTATTTCTAAAACCTGAAGAGTTTCTTGAAAGGCAGTCAAAATATTATTGCTCCGTTATCTTTATATTTGTTTAGATTAGTTTCAATCATCTGTTTATGTTTTTCTCTGTCTAAAATTCCAAATACACATAGCATAATCTTGTCCGAACCTGCATAGTCTGCTCCGTGCCAATGATATTGTTCACAGATAGCATGACAGGGCCTTTCCTGAGAAATATTTGGATACATTTTTTCGCTGTCTTTATCTTTAGAAACAAAGAAACTTTTGTAATGATGTTTAGTTAGTAGGATGTTATATCGTCTAGGCTCAACGTCTATTGATATTTCACTAGGATCGATAATCACATCATAGGCTTGATTGTCGGTATGATGTGGCACATCCTGTTTCTGCACTAACATAGTAACAATACTAAGTTCTTTGAAGGGCAGTTGATCTAACATAAACGGAATTTCCGGAAATAATTTATCAATGTCATTTGCATATTGGCATTGTCCTAGTCCCGGGGTATACCTATTGAATAACGCATGACGCAGATCATCAACATTGTACCACTGTTCAGTACTGAGCCTTCCCATGACCGGAACTTTATCCCAATGTTCGATATTGTTTACATCGGTATCTGTTATATCTTGTATTTTAGTAGCTCTACAAAAATCAATTAACTTCTGTTCGTTGGGAAGAGAAACCTCGATATCAATAGGTAAAAATGCTATCGCCATGATTTTTCTCTGTGCATTGAAATAATTCGATCAATTAATTCAGTTGGATAGTTTTCTCTAAAACTATTAAAGCAGAGTATCTGTAGATCTTTGATATTATATTCGGTGTCTAGGTCCATATTAAATGTTTCTAAAACTTTTGATAATTTTTCTTGTCTGCCAAGGCTGATCTGTATTAAGAGACTACGTATAGTTATGGGTTTTTCTTTTAGATCAAAACTAAAAAACCAGTTGAAAGGTATTAGGGTACCTTCTTTAGCTACCCAACTATTAGGATGTAGGCTGAATTTTAAAATATCTAAATCCCACATTTGATTGATTCTTTCTAACCACTGATCTTTCCACTGCGGCAATACATTATTGTAACCATCGAACAGTTTTCCCTGCATTAGAAAATCGTTGCCGTACCATTCAATGAAGATTTTTCTATCTATTTCATCGATGTCAATAATTTTTAGAGTAGGAATAGTCGTAGCTGCTCTAGAATGAAATTCAATCTCTCTATTAAACCGTTCTGTTAAGAGAGCATCGTTCCATAGGATATTCTCTTCCGAGTATTTGTGATAATCCAGAGAACGATTAAAATCCATGCAAAAGGTTTTGCCATCAGGACTAACATAGGGAGTATAGACTAAATTAGCTCTAACCCATTCATCGCCCTCTAGATTATAGTAATGATTCCAATTTCGTATATTCATAACTGTTGCTTTCGGAGTATTTACTGTTTAAATATATTATGATCAGAGGAATAGACAACAAGCCCTATATTAATTTGGATTCTCATTTGGATATTGAGGAATTCAAATCGTTGCATTATAAAATTTGCAAGGGCATAGTATTATCCAAATATAAAAAAGAAGGCAATATTGTTAGGCCTGGCGGCTATGACAGGGCCGATCCTGTTCCTTTTAAACCAACCTTCCAGGCCCTAGACGAATACTATGCACTACCCAAGGATCATGAGATACGAGTAATAGGTAGAGAACTAGGAGAAATGGATAATAGAGATCAGTTTGTGCTGTATCTTAAATTGGTTCTAGGAGCATATGATCCTTATCAATTTATTTTCCTTAAAACCGAAGCAGGGGGGTGGGAAAGCCGTTTTGAAGAAAAGGCATGGACACCAGACGCCGAATATTTTCCAGAACTGCGAGCATGGTTAGAGAAACTGATCGGTACTGTGTTTACACATTTAGGCAGAATAATTATTTTTAAAGCAGAGCACGACGGTAAAACAGCACTACACCGAGATTTAATATACCCAAATGAAACGGAATTCTTTGACCATAGGCATGAATTCATACACTTAAGAACTAGATTAGATAGACCGTTTTATATATGGGATCCAGAAACTAATACAAAAGTCTTAACAGAATCTCACGCAATCTTTTTTAACGATCAGGATTGGCACAATGGTGGTGAAGCCAACGTACAAACTTTTAGTATCAGGGTCGATGGTGTGTTTACTCAAGAATTTAGAGATAGAGTAGGAATAGGACACCTAGACTATTACTGATTGATGTAGTTAACTATCTGTAAACTAATTTTAGGTATATTAGATATATTTGAAGATCCATGTAATGCAGTGGGATCATCAAATTCAAAAACATCAAATGCTTTATAATCTTTAATCATATTGTCTTTGTAGATAAAGACATGCCCTGGAATATAATCCTGACAGGGAATCCATAATCGCCTAACAGTATCACTATCATCTTCGAAAGTATCAACATGTAATGGAAATACACATCCGGGATTTATCTTTACGAACCACCATTTGTATGATCCTGTGATTGGAAAAGGTAATTCTAAATGTCGAATTCCTGTATGCTCGTCATAGTAAAAAGACCAAGTGGCTCCTTTCATATCGAACGATGATTGAAATTCATCGTACTGTTGTTGACTTTTAGGATTTATTTCGTTCCCGGGTCGTTGTTCGCCAGACGTCTCCAGAATAACTGTTAGCGTTTCTGGAGATATCCAATCTTTGAAGTTACCGAGAAATTTCATTATAGTGTATGTTTAAGGCTAACTATTTATATGACGGATAGAATCAAAAACTTTATTAAGATCGTAGAAGAAAAAACAGGAAGCCCTACTTTCTGTGCCATGCCTTGGATACACTTAGCGACTCGACCAAACGGTGATGCTAGATTATGTTGTGTGACTAATGCCAGCGGAGCTCACACCGGTGATCATACAGTCGGGTTAGTCAAGAAAGAAGATGGACAGCCTGCCAACTTTGGTAAAGACACTCCTTTAAGTGCATGGAACAACGACTACATGAAGTCGGTTCGACTGACAATGATGGAAGGAAAGATTCCTGCTAGTTGTACAAAATGCTTTGAAGAAGAATCTAACGGTGTTGTTAGTAAAAGAGTTTGGGAATTATACGATTGGTCCAACGAAGGTCTTGATCTAAAAGATTTAATAGACAATACAGCGCAAGATGGGGCTGTTCCTGAAGTCATTCGTTACCTAGATCTAAGACTAGGCCATACCTGCAACCTTAAATGTGTAATGTGTAGCCCACACGACAGCAGTAGATGGTTGCAGGACTACGATAAAATTATGGAAAAGACCAAAAGTCCTATTGTAATAAAACAGATCGAATGGGACAAAGATTATTTTAATAATCAATGGTATGAAAAACCAGAATTCTGGAATGAAATATTTGACCAAATTCCAAATATCAAACAGATATATTTTGCTGGTGGC